AAACTTTATCGTCCAAGCGTTTGATGAAACAAAGGGCGAACAACAGCAGTTGATGAAAGCACAGGTTAAGGTTGTACTAGATCAACTGATGAAAGACTTATAGTGGCTGACGTAATCAAGACAGTACGAAACTATCTGCTAAGTAAGACGGCAATCACCGATCTTATTGGACAGCGCATTTACGCCAGTCGCATACCACAATCAACATCACAAACGTCCTCCTGCGTTACGATAGGTATTCTTAGCGAAACCTATGAGCACGCACTGGATGGACTTGGTGGCATAGTATCGACCAGATTGATATTTGATTGCTTCGCGGCTACTGCTGAATTGGCTCGCAGTATAGCCGACTCAATCATCTGGTCAGATATTGATAAACTAAAAGGTGTATACACCAATTTGAACATTCGGAGCGTCATGATGGACGACGGTCGCCGTGAATATATCAATGACGATATAGCCGGTGGCGACAATCAGCGGCATGTGGTTACGTTCGATATTATGGTTTTTTGGCTGAGGAGTTAGGTTATGGCATTGGTAGGCGATACTGGCAATGGAGCAACTTTTAGTTTGACCACTCAAACTGCTGCTGCAAGCCTAAAGATTGAATCCATCACGATTGGCGAAATCACTTTGGACATGCTAGATGTTAGCACACTTGGAACGTCAGACTTCCAAGAAATGATCGCTAGCGATCTCAAGGCTACTCCAGAATTGACGGTCAACTATAATTTCAATGCGGCAGCTACTGCGGTTACTGTCACTGGATCAGTTGATACTGCTACGATTACGTTTCCAGTAGTTGGTACGCAAACCACCACGACTGGTGCAACATTTACTGGAACTGGTATTGTTACTAGTTTCAAACTGCCTGACCTACAAAATGGTCAAGTTCAGAAGGGTTCACTAAAGTTCAAGTTTGACGGCGACTCTGGACCGACTTTCACCCGAGGGTCTTAATCTTGATTAAGCTTCGATTAGATGACTTTGTAATTCCTAAAAAAACGCATTACGGCACCGTGATGCGTTCAATGGGACAGGACAAAGTTTATATTTGGAACGACGACACCGACAATTGGACTCATTGCGGATACTTCACGCATGAGACCCATATTTTCCTGCCACTTGTTGGTGTTCCTAAAGAACTTGTACCGGCTATTGCTGAAGAATGTGGTAAGCAAAAGTCGGTTGAGGCAAAGCATGTAGACTCGATGCCTGTATCCGAGCCTGTGGTTGAAGATGACGAAGAATTTTGGAGCGATGATTATGAGTAATTTGCTAGAGAAACTGAAATCAAAGTCTGTACTTTCTGTTGAGAAGGTTGTCGATGGCGACACCTATTTAATCAAAGGCTTGGATCTCAATCAGAAATCCAAAGTCTACGCAAGTGCTCGCAAGTCAGACGGCAGTCTCGACAGTTTGCGACTTGATGCCAGTTTTCTAGCTCAGTGCGTGTGTGATCCAGACAGTAAGGCACCACTTGCCGATGCTACCGTATGGCGTAACGCACCTACTCACATCAGCGGTCCACTACTGGGTGCCATTGCAGACGTTTGCGGTCTCAATGTAGACACCACAGTAGACCCAAAAGATTTCGACTCAACCCCGAACTGATGCTTGCTCATCGAGTCGTTCTTAGGCGAGGTCTTGCAATTGAGCCTGAGCAATGGCTTGAAACGGTTGACGAACAGACATATCGCAATTGGGAATCTTATTATAGGTTAGAGCCGTGGGGCGACGAGCAATATTTACTCGCGCGGCTAATTAACCTTATAAGCCTTCTGGTTGCGTCCAAAGCTGGAGAGCGAGCAGACGACTATGTTGTGCCTATAGAGGATGTAATGCCTCCAGCATGGGCATGGCGACCCCAAAAGCGTAGTGATGATATTGCTACTGTCGAAGAAAAACTAGCTAGGTTATATGCCCAATGACCACGATCAATAATTACAAGGTCACCTTGGCTCTCGATGCATCAGGGCTAGTACAGGGAGCCAAGCTAGCTAGGGGTGAGTTCCAAAAGATTCAGCGTAGTCTAAGCGATATGCAGACTCCTGCTGAAAAACTAGAACTTAGCATCAATCGTCTTGAAAAGCAGATCACATCTATCAAAACGCAAAAGCCAACGGCTGATTTGTCTGCCTTTGAAGAAATGCTGCGCAGGCTTTATGTGCGTTACGATGATGTGACTGGTGCTGAAGCAAAACGCACACAAGCCATGAAGGCTGAAGAGAATGAACTGAATAGGCTGATTGGCTTAGAGAATAACTTGGAGAAAGCATATTCCAGAACAAGAACACAGATAGAATTGCAAGAAAACGAGATACGCAAGCTAGAAGCTGACATGGCTCAGTTAGCAAAAGCTGGGCACACTGAAAATCTCAAAAAATATAGCGATGCTCTACATCGTATGTATGAGAATCTTGAATGGATTAGTGGTGGACAGACTAAGTTTTTAGCTAATCTTAAAGCTCAAGATGATGAACTCAATCGCCAGATTAAATTAGAACAAGACGCTGCTAAGTACTTGGCAAAATTGACCACAGTGCAAGAAGATTACGCAGCTACTCGTGCTGATTTATACAGATTGAAAGTTGCTGGTCAATTTAGCGATCAAGAATACAGAGCGTTAGTCAAACTAACTCGCGCTAAGTTTGAGGAAGCAACTGCCGACAAGGAACTTATTGCTCGGCAACAGCAATTGAACTCCATCATCGAAAGACATACGCCAAAAGTCGATCAGTTAAGATCGCAATATAATTTACTTAAACACGAATACGATAATCTTGCAAAATCGTCTAGGGCGCTTGGGTCAGAAGAGGATGCTCTAAGATTAAAAATAGAGCGAACAATGAAATCCATCAGCAATCAAATGATGGAGATCGAAAGACCGAAGGTTGGTGCTATAGCTCCTGCCGCAAGTCCACTGGCTGGATTAGGAAGTAGAGTAGCTGGTTTCTTTGCTGCAAGAGCCGGAGTCAGCGCTATAAGCAATTTGGCATCTGAAGCAGATAAAGCAAACATATCTTTGCGGCAGACCGAATCTATTTTACAAGCCATATCTGGGTCCGATATTCAAGGCTCTGCATTATTAAACGATTTAAGGCAATTGACCAGACAAATGCCCATAGGGTTTAGTGCTGCCGCTGAAGCTGCTAAAAGCATGATGGCATATGGTTTTAGCACGAAAGAAGTTGTTCCGATTATTCGCCAATTGGGAATGATTACGGCAGGCAATACTGAACGCTTCAAAATGCTTGCCAATGCAGTAAGTCAGATGCGCGGTGCTAATCGGCTGATGGGCCAAGAAGTTATCCAAGCTGTTAATAGTGGCTGGAATCCTTTGGCTGAGATTTCGCGTAATACCGGCAAGAGTATGTCCGTACTTAAAAAGGAGATGGAAGAAGGCAAAATCAGTTTCGACATGGTAGCCAAAGCTCTGGAAACCGCTACATCTGCGACTGGTAGATTCGGTAATGTTAGCAGCAAAATTATGGATACCGTTGCTGGCAAGCAAGCGTTACTTGCTTCTAAATGGGAGGAAAGTTTGGTTCAAATGGGTAGAGCATTTGAACCGCTGTCGATGGCAATTAAGGATTTCAGTGTAAAAGCACTGGAGGGTTTAAATCCAGTTGTCGAACAAATGTCGCAAGTTTTGTTTTCGTTTGACAGCTTTAGGTCAAAAGCACTTGGCACTGAAAAAATGGATTTGGGAAAAACTTTTTTTGGACAAGACAGTGCAATAGCAAGATTAGGAAATGTATTTGATTTTTACTCAATGCTTTTTTCTGGAAGTTCAATTACTAAAGGAAGAGGTGGAAAAATACAATTTGCGACTACCGGTACGGTAGAAGAGATGTCAAAAAATAAGGAATTGATGTCTTTAGTAGAACGTATGCAAAAGGATTTTATTAACAGACAGTTATTGTCAAACGAACACATCGCGGCCTATAACCTATCTTTGAAGCGGCAAACCGAAGAAAAAGAAAAACAAAACCGCTTAGCAGATCGTCAAGCAGCCATAGAAAAGCAACGCAATGCAACAACTGCCGCACAAGCAGCAGAGCAAGAAAAGATCGATGAGAAGTTTGAAAAGACAATCAATAAGTACAAGACTAGGCTAGAAGAGCTAAAGGAAGGTCAAGTTGCTGCCCAAATGATGAAAGCCGATATGGCTGGCTTTAACGCTGAACAGATGAAAGCGGCACGATTCTGGGCACAATCTGTAGCCACAGAGGAAAAGAAATTGAAACTTGCCAAGGAAAACGAAAAAGCCAATCAGCGTATTGTCGACACGTTTGAACGGTACAATAAGAAATACGAAACATCTGCCGAAAAGATTGGCCGCGAAACGGCTGATATTGAAGAACTGTTCATGCGTGGCAAGATAAGCAAGCAGCAACGCGATGAAATCCAGAAACGTATATTTCAAGAAAATCTTACCAGAGATACACAAGATGTTAAGCTTCCGAGAGCCATGGAGCGTGGCAGTGCTGAGTTTGTAAATTATATGAATACTCTCAAGGCTTCAGGCAAGACGAGACAAGAACAGATATTAGAGGCACAACAAGAAATTCAAAAAGCACAACGCGATTTGCAGCAAAAAATGCTTAGCGAATTGCAAGAGGCCAATAAAAACAAAGTGCAAAAGGCTAGATAAGCATGCGCATAGTTGGAGAAAAAAGAGAAGGTGATGTTTCTCTATCAACCAAAAGTGATGGTCAATTGGTTATAGAGGAAACATTTCAATATATAGTTGAGGCTGATTCAAAATCAGATACTCGACTGTACGTTGCTCAATGCCCAGGATTGCCAGTTCCTGGTATTACTCGATCATCTGGCGGATATACAATATGCAAAACGGTATCAGGTCAACGACGATCAGATAATCCGAAGATATGGGATTTCACTTGTTCGTTTTCAAGTGAGGTGGAGGAAAATTCTGACACTACTGGCAGTGGAAGTGTGGGTGCTGTCAGCGATCCTGAAACGTGGGTTCCTGTTAGGACTACATTATTTGATAAAGTAGATTTTCAATCCAACAAGGATGTAAACGGAAAGCCGTTCGCCAATTCTGCTGGGCAAGCATTTGCAGAAGGATTTCCATCTTCAAAATGGTTGCTTAGTTGGGAATTTACTCAGTTTGAAAATATTTCTGTAAAAGATGAAGATATTCTTGATAGAAATGAAGTTGTAAATTCTGCTACCTTTAAAGGCAAAGCATCAAAAACTTGGTTGTGCCGAGTAATAGAAAGTTCTGTCGGTTTTTATTACGGCCAAAGACGAAGATTAACAAAATATCGTTTGACATATAACGATGACACTTGGCAAAAAATTGTTCCAGATGTTGGTTTTGCTACTTTGGACTCAAACGGAAAATTAAAAATAAAAACTGAACTTACGGGAACTATTATTCAGGTTAATTTAAATGGAGCAGGTGCTGCCGTGGCTGAGACTGTTCCTCCCACGCCTCCTGCATTGCTGAAATTTGATGTATACAAAACAAGCAACTTTTCATTTTTGAGGATATGACATGGCTGACTTATCTGTTACTGCTGCAAATGTTGGAGTCACGACTGATTCAGTAGTTGAACTGGTTCAAGTAGGTGAGACCGTAACGCAAGGTCAGCCTGCCTACAAAAAAGCCGCAGACGGACTTTACTACAAAGCTGATGCTAATGCATCTAGTGCGACTGCTGCGGCACTGGGAGTCTTTGTTACTGGTGCATCTACGAGTGGATATGCACTGCTGTGTCGCAGTGGCAGTTATCTTGCTGGTGCCACATTAACCGTTGGCGAAACGTACGTTGTATCAGCTACGGCTGGTGGTATAGCTCCACTCGCTGATGTTACCACAGGTTGGTATGTGACCATACTTGGCGTGGCATCATCTGCATCGACACTTGCATTAAGCATCTTCCGCAGTGGAACAGCTAGAGCCTAATAATGGCAGCAAACGATAATTCAATATACGGATTTAATCGCCAAGATGCCCAGTCGCTAATCCAAATGATTAGTACTGGCGCGTCAGGCATGCGTCCGACGATACTTCCACAAGCTCCTAGCTATATTGCATATACTCCAGTTGGCGGGATCGCGGCCAGATCAGGTAGCACCATATCTTCTGCAAACTGTACTATCTATCGAGGTGTTGGCGGAACTCTGCAAACAGCCAGCCTTGATGTGCCGGTATATAATCTATCAACTACTGCTGTGGCTGCTAATAAATACATTGTGTGCATGCTTGCCTCTGGCGTACTGGTTGCCGTCTGGGAAGATTGCTGATGCCTGGGAAACACAATGCTGGTGGTTGCAAGTGCTGTAATCCACCATGCTCAGTATCAACCTGTAATTGCGTCGATGCTGATGGCAAAAACCAGTGTTTCCCAGCGTTTCAGGTGAAGATAGACAATATCAACCCAGGAACGGTTGCAGGCAATGATTATGGCTGTTCAACTTGCGATACTGAAGAAGGCATTTGGTATCAGTATACATGCACTACTGACACGTTAGACTCTGGTCAACCAATTGGTATAACAGGTGAAACCTATCAATGGTTTCTGGCTAGCACTGATTCAATTATCGATCCATGTACTGGTTTGCCTATTGTCAGAAAAGTGTGGACTAAAGTAACGCGCACTGCTAGTACTGTGACTATAACAGTTCAAATAGAGTCATCATCCGGTGGCAACCAAAGCTACAGAAGATTTAAAATTGATTTCTCAATATCTGAAACTGGCAAGTGCCCAGACAGTTCTGATAAGTCTACGCAAAGCATGACTGTAGATACTACCAGCGGATCAGATCCCTGCGATTACAGTTCTGCGACTGGATCATTCAGATGGGTATGAAGATCCATCAATGCAAATGCGGTGAACGCATTGCTTATTCGTCTGGTTCGCCTATTTGCCATTGTGCAAACGGTAATAAATTGCCAGGATGGGTAGTCGCAATTAGCCTCCTCAAATCCGACTCAGACACCGGCGTGGGTGATACCGTTCAGCGTTACGCCGCCATGCTAGGTGGCGAGCTGTTCAAGGCATGGGCTAAGAAATTGGGCATGCCGTGCGGATGCACGACACGCCAAAAGGAATGGAATCTCAGGTATCCATATACCGCA